CTCAATACGCCGCCATGCAACACGCCAGCGGTTGCGGTGCGTGCCCACTTGCCGACGTACAAAGTCGCAGGCTGAGGGGTTTGGCCGAAATACAAGGCAGCGGCTTTATATTCTGCGGCGGTTGTGCCGAAGTCTGTCGCGATTGCGTCAAGGCTTGAATATGAGCGCAGGCGCTCAGTGGTGTCGATCACGGAGCTGTCGCCCAAAATGAGCAAGCTGCCGAAGTTGCGAGTCTGTGCCGCTTTTGGCGACATATTGACTTGCACGTTCACAATGTTTGAAACGGGGAGGCCAAGGGTTGACATTGATTTGTCCTTTGTTGGTTAGTTGCTAATGATCCCGATCTCGTCATTCACAATGATCGGATCTGCGGAGATGATGTTGAGCACTTGATAAGTGCGTTGGATCTGTCGGCGGAAACGCACAAATAGGTCGTAGCGTTTGATCCATTGTTGGTTTACCAACTCTGGCACGCTGCGAATATCCATGCACTCGATAAACGCCAAACCGTCGTTTTTCAAGGCCTCAAGGTTTTGCGGGATTGTCAAGCCGTCCCGAGTCAGTGCCGCGAAGCGCTGAGACAGTGGGCCATAAAACGTGCACGCGAGTGTGATGTCCTCGTGACGCACATAGTGATCACTCCCGTCGCCGGTGGAAACGTGGGTGATCGCTGGGCCGTCGTCCACGTCAAAGTCGATGACGCCAAAGGCGCACCAATTCACCGTGGGGTCGGGTTGCTTGGGTGGCGTTACTTGCCAACGTGGCCGCACTAGCGTGCCATCAAGGCTTGTCACACCAACGATTGCTCGTTGAAATACTGCGTCGAGATCTGCATCCTCAAGAGGAGGCGACGCGACGGTGGGCGATAGATAGCCGCCCGATGCCGATGTGTTGCTCATGCTGTTATCCCGCGAGAGTGATCAAATCACAGTTGGCGACAATGAAGCCGCGACCAAAGTGGCTGTAATCGTTCACGTTGCTCACCGTGTAACGGCGACCACGCCAGCGCACCACGTCGGCGGTTTGGCCGGGTGCACCATCATTGAGTAAAAACTTGGTGTGGATGCTGATCGAGCCTTTGATTCGTTCGACGCCCGGCATACGCTCAAGGATGTCGCCCGAGTCACTTGTCACGACGCCGATAAATTTGGTCGTCTTTGTCGTGTTCACGGCCACGCCGTTGTTGCCCACCACCTGCAAGCTGCGCTCGCAAACGAGGCCCGCGTCCATAAAGTCGGGGTCTGTCAGGATGTCGGTAACGTCAAGGCGTGCCATTTATTTGTTTCCTCGCACCACATAGGTGATGCTGTTTCGTAGTTGGCCGCTGTCGATCAATGGCTTGGCGGTCGCCGTGCTTGGCGCGTTGCCTTGCTTGCGGCTTTCCAGCTCAGCGATTGCACCCTTACGGCCACGCCGTGCGCGCGCGCGAAGCGTCGAATCAGCCAGCGGGATAAAGTCGCCGCTATTGATCTTGGCTTTCACCGAGTCGCGTGCCTCTTGTCCGGCCATGCTCATTTGAGCGTTGACCTGTGAGGTGTTGCCATCGAGTGCAGCTTGCGCGGCTTTTTTCAAGCGCTCGTCGAGATCTTCGCCCGCGTCTTTGATGCCGGGGATCAAAAAGGGTCGCGCCGGTATGTTGGCCGCTGGGCTGCCGAACTCGTGGATGTAACCGAGGGTCGCGTTGTTCATTGGCCCCTCGTCGTCCACTTTGCGGGTGGCCGTCTTGTCGGGGATGCCAACGAGCACATCCTTGCCGGTCAACTCGTTAAGGCTCTTCACCACGGCGGCAAGTTTGTCCACCTTGATGACGAGCGTGGTCATAGCTGCACGCCACCTGCGCCCGCGTAGCGAGCAAGTTGCAAGAGACGGATGCCATAGCTCGACATATTCCAAAACCCGCCATTTTCAAGAGTGACGGCGCTTGTGTCGTAGCTTGCGCTTACCTTGTCCACGGATTTCGCGGATTGAGGGCCGCTGATCGTGCCGGGCGTACCGCCTGCGGCTGCGATCTCTTGGTCGCGTTGCCCTGTTGCCAAGTGATGCGCAACAAAGAGCGCCGTGCCGTGATCCAGTAGATCGGCCCAACGCTCAGGATTGAGGAGACTACCCGCCAACCCAGCCCAAAAAGTAACCTGCGAATCAGGGTAAGTCGTGGTGCAAGCGAACTCGGGGAATTGCTGGCGAAAGGTTGCGGGCGTCATGTTTACTTACCTTGTTTTTTTGCTTCGGCTTCTGCTGCTGCTTTGGCTTCTGCCTCGGCTGCTGCTGCGGCGGCTGCCTCAGCTTCGGCGGCGGCTTTGGCCTCGGCTTCTGCTGCCTTGGCGGCTTCGGCTGCGGCCTTAGCGGCTGCTTTGGCTTCTGCCTTGGTTTGTGGCTCTTCGCTCGACTCTTCGATGTGTGCTTTCACATACCAGTGTTTGAGCAACTCGCCGGTGATCTCGTCACCCACTGCAAAGCGTTGTTGACCGCTTTCGAGGCTGAGGGTAAATGCTTTAGTGACTTTTGCCATTTTCTGTTTCTCCAACATTAAAAAGCCGCGGCTTTTGAGGGCCGCGGCTTGGTTCCGATTGCTCGGCTCTGCTTAAACGCCGTCGCGATATGCAACGGTTTCGGGGTATACGAATTCCACAGCGCCCAAGCGACCGAAGTAGGTCGTCAGTTGACGCAAGTCGCGGTATTCCAACGGAGTGCGTTGCAATGGCACGAGCGGGAAACGCACGCGCATTGGATCTTTCGTGTAAGCCACCATGCGGTTTGCACCGGCTGCGCCACGGCCACTCAACCACTTGAGCGGTTGGATGTTCAAAGGCTTGCCGTTGATGCTGTTCGAGAGGCTGTTTTGCTTCAAGAACTCCAAGATGGAGATATTGCCAGCGCTTGACACGATGCGAGAAACCAAACGTGAGTAGTTCACTGGGTCGATCAACACGTCGCCGGGGCAAACGGCATAACCGGATGCGGCCCATGCGCTGTTAAGCATCTCGTTCACGTCGTCGAGTATCTGCTGAGCGGTAGCAGATGCCCAAGTGCCGGTCTGAGCGTTGGTGTTGTTGGTCACGACGGAGCCGTTCACCAAGCCGGTCAAGCCCAAAGCGGTGTCACCGATGTAAACCTGCTCGTCGATGTCCATTTGGTGCTTGAGCTGCATACCTGCAAACTTTTGCGCGTCAACGGGACGGCCCAGCTTTTGAGCGCTTTCCAATTCGGGCAAAGTCCAGCCGATTTGCATAGCCCACAAGCTCAGAGGAGTCGTGGTCTTGCCGATGTCCAAAGAGATACCGGTGATGGCCGATGCGTCTTTGCCGATCCATGCCTTGCCTGAGCCTTGCACGCCGTTAGCGGCAGCGAAAGAGCTGTTTGTGAAGGCAGAGAACTCGTCGGCCACGGACACGTCTTCGCGCAAGTCAATGTCGCGGCTCCATGTCACGGCAGCCAATGGCTCGTGTAAGCGTTGGTCGAGGCGTTCGAGCTCGCCAACCAAGAAAGCACCAGCGGAGTCGATGGTGCGTGAGTCGAAGGTCATTAGACCGTCTTTAAATTGCAAGCGGCGTGCTGCCGTAGCGATTTGGTTCAATTTCATTTTGTTGCCCCTAGCTTAGATGTTGTAAGCGATTTCAGCGTTGCCACCGGCATCGGCTGCGCTCATGAACGTAGCGCCAGCGACCGCGATCGTGTTGGTGCTGTCGGAGGCGGCTTCGATGCCACCAATAGGTTTGCCCGTTGCAGCGTTAGCCACACGGATGTAAACCTGAGAGCCCACAGATGCAGTGCCCGCGTTGACTTTGACCGAAGCGTAGCCGCTGCGCATCACGTCGGCAGCGCCCGATGTCTTAGGCACGGATGTGCCCAATGGATCGCTCGCGTTAGCGCCTTGAGTGACGAAAGGACGCACCAAGAAGCCGTAAACGGCTGCGGCAGCGTCGCCTGCGCCCACTGGCACAAACTTGCCGCTGGCGATCTTGCCAAACAAGCCGTAGGCCGAGAATGGAGAACCAGCGTCGAGGATTTGAGTCTCGATTTTGGCCTGTGATTGACGGGTCACGTCGCCCGGAATACCCGAAGGCATGCGATAGGTGTATGCAGTCATTTGCTTTTCCTTCTTTGGTTAGCGGGC